TATGCGCTTTTTCAACATGGCACCATAGTCTGGCATATCCCAATCTAAGGAAACAATATTCTTACATGCTAATACAATATTTATTTTATTATAAACACTCTTATCTGCACCACCAAATAAATTCAACGTTCCACCAAAATTAGCACCATGGTCAATATAGACAACATCAGCATTTAATATTTGAGGCGTGCATTTGTGATCAATGTGTGCACCTAATTGATCACGCCAAACTTGAGTCCACCCATGTACATGAGATTTTTCATTCTTTGGAATATTTGATATTGGATTTGTAATTACTTTCATTATATAAAATCGTATAAAACACCAGCTTCGTTAAACATCGACTCTGATAGTTTCCAAGATTCTCCCCATCCTTTTATGTCAAAATCTGCTGGCATTACAACTCTTTGAACGCCAACTTGAATCACTCCTTTAGCACACTCAGAACACACCGGCAATCCAGTTACATATAATGTTGATCTATCCAAAGATACTCCATTATATGTAGCATTGTAAATTAGGTTCTGTTCTGCATGAACTATGTACTTATATTTAGTAGGTCTGTCAGAGTACCGCCCATCGATATCAGATATTCCTCTTGGGAATCCATTATATCCTTGAGCTAGTACCTGACCTTTTGTACCTACTGCTATAGCCCCTATCTGTGTAGAGGGATCTTTAGACCACGTGCCAACAGTTTTTGCTAATTCTAAATAGCGTTTATCCCATTTATTTGACAAGATCAAAATGCCTTTCATACACATGAAGGTTCATGACTTGCCATGTTAGCATACCTTTTTCAATTTGAGAATTATCTCCAAACACCTCGGCCATTGTATTCCATTGTTTTACAAACTTATCCATAAGATGCTGTGCCCAAGCATAATCGTTTTTATAACCATACACTACATCATTTGAACGCATTTGTGATACCATATGTAATAGACCATCACGAATATAAAATGTCTGAGCATTAGTACAAATAAAATCAGACTTGCCACCTTCATTATATTCAGCCCAAATAGAAGGGCGGTTATAAATCATTTGTGCACGACGACTATCAGGATTCATCTGTAACTCATCAAATGCATTTTGGAACTGTTGGAAATACTTGTCAGAGTAGACTAAATGGCCGTAATTAGAATTAACATTACCATACGCATCAGCAGCATATTCCCATGCCTTTGGAGGTGATTTCTCTGTACCATAAATTTCATTAATATTGGTAAATCTAGACTCATACCAAGCAATCTCGGCATCTATATATTCCTGATTAGGTGTACCAAAGATTGCAGGCTCAGTAGCCAAAAAGTTTGCACCAATCAGTTCAATAGTCTTTTGACCAGTCTTATCAATTGTAAATGCTTCATCTTTAAGTTCACCGATAAAGAATTCACGAATGTCATTTACACTATTCGCTTTCATTTTTTACCTCACGATTTAGAAAGTCACGATCTTTACGTTGACCTGGAATTTCACCACGGCAATATGCAACACCAAAGGATGCATAGTTTATTAGATCCTTGAATGAGTCTTCCATTGACTCAAAATTAGGAGTGTACTCAGGGTCGTTCTCCATGGCTTCAAGGACTGACCAGAGCCGCAAAGTCTTAGTATTGATGATATCAAGTAAAGAAGCTACACCACGAGGATAATAGTCTGCTTGATTGATCCGAGACTTTTCATTCTGATAGTCACGAGATTTACGTTGCTGAAGCTCAGCACATTCTTGTAATACTTTTAATGATTCACGCATTATATTTCCCTATACTTTTTTTGCCATGCACTTCCAACTGTGCCGAGGCCTTCTTTTCTAAGATTGATACGATACATTATACCACAAATATCAGTGGATGTACACGCATTTTTTATGTCACGGACAATTTTATCTTTTCTAATTTTACTATTAGAAGTTTTAGGCTGCCATGATTCTAAAAAAGCTAGTGATATTTTTTCTGCTTTATTTATTGCCATACTTGGCATTTCACGTAAAATATCATAAATGTCAATGTCCTCATCAACATTATTTTCTGGCAATGGATATGGAATACGATTTTCCTTATTAATGTGTTTTAATGCTTGTTTAGCATCTATGTATCCGAGGATGGTATATTCAACTGTTTGCCCTTCTTGAAGAGGGCCAGGATATTTTCCATTCCACATCCATATTCCTAATTGTTCTGTAATACCATTTTTTATGGCTTTTTGAATATATGGAGAAACGTGAAATGTTCCATCAGAACCACGATATAATTTATAATCTATATTGCCTAACATCTGATGAACTGTATCAGCCTCATATCCTTCAAAGACTGTTTGAAAAGAATCTACTTTACATTGATGAAACTCTACAAATTCAGAATCCCATTGGAAATATGGATTTATATCAGTACGTGTATCTTTTGCAACTTGTGCATTTCTACGACTGATAAAGTCTTTATCTACTATTGCTTTAAAATTCATTATGCTACCTCATAACCTAATACTTCTTCAACAAACTGTGATCCGCAATCTTCTTTGAATGCAACCACTAATTGCTCACGAGCAGCAGTATCAAGAAAATATACATGCTGTGATAAAGCTTCTGGATCAGCCCGACGGAAAAGACTAATAGCCAATTTAAAATCTTTTAAATCATCAGCATATAATTCTTTCATGCAGTTTGTTTCAGATTCGATTGAATAACTGAAAGTTTGGTCACAAAGTTTTTGGACATTTGTAAGTGGTGTTTCGATCCAATATGCTACAGCTTGTGTCATCTTTTTCTCCATTTGATATAACTATTCTACACTATAACGAATCGTTTGTACATAAAAAAATGCGCCGAAGCGCATTTTAGTTTTGTTTGTAATCAATAACTTATGATTTTTATCCAAACCTACTTAAATATTGTCCTATTCGACCTACAAAAGGTAGAAGCATAAGAGCCATAAGTAAGTTCATTCCGGTATGAGCCATAGCAATTCGTAGCGTATCACCTTTTGGCATTCCATCAGAAACAAATAAACCAGCTAACCATATTGTACCTGTCGTACCGATGTTAGCTCCGAGCACACAAGCAATAGCGGCAGGTAAAGGTAAAGCACCAGAAGCGACTAATGCAATAATAGCAGTAGTAGATAGTGAAGACGATTGCCACAACAATGTCATGATAATTCCACCGAAGAACATATAAATCGGACTACCTAAAAACCAGTTAAGGTGTTCCATATTCCCCATAGATTTCATTCCACCTGAAAAGGTCTTAAGTCCAATATAAAAAATAACCAGACCAACAAGGGCTGTTATCATCGGGTTTCCTAGATCCATCTTCTTTACCTTTTTCCAAAGTTTATTACCTTCGTTTTTCATTAGACAATACTTTGTAAGTCGCCATGATTGCCTTCATGCGATGGGCCTCGCCATCCACCAGGCTTAAGTAAATCGGGCAACCCAAAGCGATTAGGACGTCCAGGTTTTACACCAGGCTGTTTGTCCATATTGGCTCGATAGATTTCATCCCATGCCTTGTTAGCATCAACGCCCATAACATCAAGTGTACCGATGGCGAATACACACATATCAATCAAACCATCGACTACTTCTTCTGCATCTGAGTTGTTGATAGCAGACAGAGTCTCTTGATATTCTTCACCGATCATAAGCATACGGAACATAATGTATTTCTGCATCAGATCCTTATCATCTTTATTATTTGAGAACCAATCATGTACACCAAATTTACTGTGCATATCATTAATATCTTTAACCCAATTATCACTCATTGTTTTCATCCTTGTTTATCATCATGTACTCATTATACCAAGTTTTTTAATGCCTGTACACCAATTTTCTGCGGCATCTTCAACATATCTTATAGATTTATTTGGAAATTGTTCTGTAAAATAATGCGTGTTGTCATCGTTAAAATACTTTATATACGCATGTTCTTCTTTAAAATCAAAATGTATTTCGCAATAACCTCTTTCTGGAGGATCGGCAGTATATGTTGATAACTTACGTCCCATATTTACTCCTTTATAAAATTAGAAATGTTAGGATAAATTTTGCCAATAGCAGAGGCAATTTCTCTGGCTAAATCCATATGCTCTTTTTGTGTTCCGTTTGCTGATCGCAATTCTACATAGTGAATCCACGAACGAATAGTACCATTTACATATAATCTTGAAACCGTATTACCTTCAGGAAGAATAGATCTTGCCTGCTCTTTTGCAATGCCACGCTCTCGTGCCTCTTTATAAATTTTTTCAACCATGCCTATAACAAATTGCTGTTGCTGTTCCCACCAAACATCCAGTGATGTTTCTGTATTTTCTATGCTATTTTGCCGGTTGGTTTCATCTTGTAAACGACATTCACGAGTAACAAAAGTCTCATGCATTTCATTTGGATCCGCATAACGTTGGCTGAACTCTTGAAATGAAAATGATCTATGGCGCAGCAGCTGCCTTGCTATATCACGAGTAGTTTCAATTTCAATGCAAGCAGAAGCCATCTCAAATGGGCTCCAGTGTTTATGCTTGATAAGATAATCCAATAGCTTGGCTGTTGTTTTTGTGTTTGCCTGATTAGAAGGATTTGAAACACGTGCACAATATGCCACAAGATCTTGGATATTTTCAAGACCCATAATACCAGGTTCGCCAGAATGGACGTGTCGAACCGGCTGGCTGTGCGAAATAAGTTTAGCTTGCATTATTTACCTTGACCTTTATATTTTTTGTATGAACGTCTTTTGTGTTTATTCATAGATGATGTTTTCAAATTGCGTCTACCAATAGACGTCTTTTTAGCATTCGTAAAACCTTTTGCCATTAGTGCATAGTCTCCTTATCTTCTTCAAAAATTGTTACTTGGTCTTTTAATTCTAACATTGCTTCTATCATGTCATCATAATCTTCTTCTGATAAACTGCTACGATATAAAGATAATCCAATAGTTGTCATAACTGCAGCTATCATATGAATGCTTAATCCAGATTTTAAGGCATCATTAGTTAGTTTCATATACAGATTATATGTTGCTTTGAATTGTTCATCTTCATAATTCATTGTATTTTAAAATCCTTAAATCTTTCATTGACTGCTGAGTTATCAAATGCTGGCACGTCTTGAACTAAGCCTTCAGTGCCTCCATCAGCATCAGACAATCTCATTTTTGCACGATCCACATTCACTACAAACCGCTTATTTACATTAGGATCATTATAACGATTTTTTAATTGCTTTACCATAATCTGACCAGAAGCATCTAGCTCTTCATTGGATATCAAAGCAACCATAAGATCTGCGGTAGCTGGCAAACCAAAAGATTCTGAAGTATCTTCAAGACCTACGTCTGAATTAGAAAAACCACTACGAGTTGTTTGCGTTGCTGTAAATATTGGTAAATTGAATTCTACAGCAAGACCTCTAAGTTCTTCTGCAATAGCTTTAATATACGTATAAGAGTTAATAGATCCTCCCATAGATTTCATTCGAGCTGATGCACAAATATTCAAGTAATCAATAAAGATAATTTCAGGTAGAAAGTTCTTTTTTAGTTTTAGTTCATTTAACAAAGCACGGAAATGATTAGCATGTGCTTGACCAGTTGGATATTCTTTAATAATAAGTTTACCATTAGTTCTGCTAGCAATAGTAGATACTTTATTTGTCAACATGTCCTTCGATAAGTTTTCTAACTGATCAATTGGAACGTCAAGTAAATTAGCATCAATGCGCTCAGCAATACGTTCTTCGCTCATTTCCATGGTTATGTATAACACATTTCTGCCTTGAGTCAGGGCAGCAGCTGCAACATGACACATAAACAAAGACTTACCTACACCTGTACCAGCTAATGCAACGTTAAGTGTTTTGTTAGGTATACCACCTTTTGTGATACGGTTAAAATATTCTAGATCAAAAGGAATACGCTCCTCTTGTTCATGATAAAAGTCATACCGGTTAGAAACATCAGCTAAGTAATCATGGCCAATGTTAGTATCAAATGAAACAGCCAAAGCTTTCGTAAGAATATCAGGTAATGCATTCTTTGTTAAATTTTGATGCTTACCATCAATAATAGAAATAGACTCCATAATTGCATTATAAACAGCCCTATCTTGGCACCACTTTTCAGTAGTATCCATAAGCCAGTTATCATCTATTTTCTCAGGTGAGAATACATTTGGTATAATTTCTACAGCATGCTGATACTGTTCATCATTAAATTTTTCTGATTGATCTACTTCAATTTTAAAAGACTCCATAGTAGGAAGTCTATTGTATTTAGCGACGTAACCGGCAACCTCTTTAAAAAGTTGCCGGTACACGCCTTCGAAATACTCTGGCTTAACAAATGGTAATACTTTACGCATAAATTTATCATTTGTCAGAATATTGCGTAATACTGTTTGTTCGATGTTTATGTTCACACGTTCTCTTTCTTGGGTGCTGTAGACATAGCTGACTCCATGACAGACATCAGTATTTCTTTTACTACATATTGAAAATCAGTATTTTCTTCATTTAAATCTTCAATAGGTGTATATATTAAGTCATATGAAAAGTTCATGTATTCTTCATCTACAATTTTTAGTTTACCGAATTCAAATACAGTTTCAATATATTCACCGGTTTTGATTCTAATTTGCCAGTGCTCTTCGTTTTCAACCGGTATTAACTCGTAATCTACATTTTCTTGCATATTAATCCTCTACAATTTGATCCATGTCAACAAGAGACTGATGACCGATACTGTATTGCTTTTTTAAGAAATCTTTAAAATCTGTTTCAGCAAAGATCGGATCCCAGAAGGATTTATCAAGAGTTCCATCGTACCGAACCTTAGGTCCAACTTCTCCAGTTGATTGATCAACCGCAGCATACCAGCCATTGGAAGGCTTAACAGCATAACCACCAGCAAGAGCACAATCGAGAAGGCCAGAATAATTACGGACACCACCATCCCAGGAAACAGTAATAGGAATTTTAGACTTTTCTTTAACATAACGACTTTTCTCCACATTAATCACAAAGTGATAACCTTGAATCTCAGTGCCTTTCTTATCTTGCTGCCGCCCAAGAATCCAGATATTATCTGCACTGTAATATATTCCAGTACCGCCACCAACAATAGCCTTTGGAAATAGTCCGATCTCCATATATGTATGGTTAACAGCAATCAGTGGAATATTCTTCATTGTAAGATATGGCGTCGACATGCGGAACAAACCTTTGAGTGCTTTGGCACGAGACATATCCGCAACAGATTTTTCATTGATAGCATCATCTAATTCTTTCTTAGATGCCAAATTACCGATTGAATCAATAACAATAATAACTTTATCTTCTCTATCAATTTCTTCTAACTGAGAAATAAGATCAAATTTTAATTCTTCTACATTTGCAATAGGTGTATGCAGAATACGTGATGTGTCAATACCAAATTGTTCAAAATATGATTGCGGTGAACCAAACTCAGAATCATAGAATAACATAACAGCATCAGGATGTTTCTTGAGATAAGCACTTGCCATAAGAAGTGCAAATGAAGTTTTAAAATGTTTAGAAGGACCTGCCAATACGGTAAGGCCTGGCGCTAAACCGCCGTCGACTGATCCCGATAGTGCCACATTAATCATAGGCACATCTGTTGGAGTCATATCTTGTTCTGTAAAAAACTTTGATTCGGATAAAATGTTTGAAGTTTTAACCTTAGAGTTCTTTTTGAGTTTGTCCATAATTGACATTTTGTTCTTTTTCCCTTTCATCTAGGTCATATAAAGATCTGTATTCATTATTAATTCTAACACATTCTCCTAGTAATGTAAACCCTTTATTGTAATTAAATAATGCACTTGTATCTTTAGGAAAACATGCTCCGCCATAACCACGTTTATTATCTAATCCTGGAACTGCTGAATGTGAGGTTCCAATTCGGCCATCAGCCGTAATAGCATTTACAATTTTATTGTAAGCTGCCTTATCTTTTTCAACAACGTCATATAGTTGATTAAAAAATAATACTTTCATTGCTAAGAAAGAATTAATACCATATTTCACATAACTAGCATCTACTGGTGACATACGATAAATCGGGCATGGTCTGCACAAACTATGCGTATTATAGTAGTATTCTAAGTCATCAATAATAGTATTATTGCCACCGAAGATATGCATATCAGGATTGATAAAATCATCAATTGCATTTTTTTCAGTAAGAAATTCAGGATTATATACAATACGATTACCACCAGCACCTTTGCAAAGGCTTTTAATTATATCTGGAGTTGCTGTAGATTTAATAACAATAATTCCTGCACTACGATTTTTTAGTTGCGATACAGTGTCTATCAATATGCTTGAATCAATTTTTCCGTTTTTATCCATTGGTGTTGGTACACATACAAACGTAATATTTTCTTCTAGTTTAACATCTTTAAGATAAATGTAACAAGTGTCGCCATACTTCGGATCTACCCTTTGTATTCTAACATCTGGCGTATTAAAACCATATTCAACTGCTTTACCTACAAAGCCATAGCCAACAATTGTTATTTTCATTCAAGACCTCCAATGTCTTTTTTTAACTCTATGCCGTGAACTCTATCACGTAGATCACTAGTAGAGAATCTATGATCGCGTTTATTATAATATATTTCTATGCCGCGGGCAGAGCATATTGCTCTTCCAGTAAATTTTCCTTCTTTATATTCTTGACCAATTATTCTTATGTCAACATCAAGCATTTTTAGAATATCTTCTACGTCTATTTCTGATTCATACGGTATGATTTCATCTACGTATTTAACAGCTTGCAATTGCATCCAACGTTCAACCAATGTTTGAACAGGTGAATTTTTTTCAGATCTATCTCTGGCAGGATTAACTTGTAAACCACAAATTAAATAGTCGCATTGGCTTTTTGCTTCTCTAAGCATGGCAATGTGACCTGCATGTAGTAAATCAAAAGTGCTGAATGTTATTCCTTTAATTCTCTTAGAATTTTCCATGTCTCTTCCCACCTTTGAACTGTAAATGATGTACCATTATTTTTCTTAACTTCTGTATAAATCTCATAATCATTACCACCTTTAAATGTAGCATCGCCAAAAAAATAGATCTCATCACTATCACTAAAATCTTCTAATATTTTACTTTTGTTGAATCCTATAGGTCCAATGTCTAAACCGGTTTCACCGCCGATAGTTGCATGTAAATCTGGAAACATAATGTTAAAAGCATCAGCTATTGTTTTTCTTTCTGAATGTTTTTTATCATGATAAACATAACCACGTCTTTCGCCTAGACTTGCATTGCGGCCTAGTATACTAAAGTTTATCATACCAGGTCTAGCTTCTATATGATTACCAGTTCTAACAGGCCATTGTGATTCATCCAAGCATTGTCTTAAAAAACCAAGAGCCATTTCTGGTATTTGCCAATCACTAGATTTTACATTGAGCATTCCTATCCAAACGTCATTCCCTGAACAATTATACACTCTTTTTGCTAGATTGTAAATATTAGATCCTACTTGTTCTAAAGTTTTTTCTCTATCAGATCCTGTTACTAAATACACATTATTATGAGAGCAAAAGTCTTCAAACCATGTGCCGAATTTAGAGTCAATCCTTTGACGACTTGGTGTTAAAGTTCCATCAACGTCAAAAATATATTTAATCATAGTTTGTTATCCGATAATTCTCTAATGCGGATATGAGCATTATTTAATTGCTCTTGCAATTCTCGTACATTAAGTTTTAAAACTTCTATATGTTCAGATTGTGATACAATAATTTTACGGTTCTTTTCAGCTTCCATTTCGTCTGGTAACATTAAAATACTCCATTTTTGTAAACATATTCTAGGGCGTTATTTGCCTCTTTATGTATTGGTCTATTTGCGTACCACCTACCGTGATCAGCATCAAATGTCTTGCATAGATCTTCTATTTCATTTGCAGTAATTGGATATCCTTTTTCAACAGCATGACCAGCAACCGCAATCATAATCTGATACATTTTGTGATACCAACCGGTGTTGCTAATTGTAGAGTATTCTGATGCCAACCGCTTTGGCCAGAATGGACAATCATGATAACCAGACCATGTAAAATTAGTATTTTCTAGTGAGTTTTTTCTATGTTCTACAATTTGTTTGCGCCATTCTTCAGGCAGCCGATCTAAGAAGTTTTCTGATCTTTCTTTAAATGAATATGGATACCGCGCGAGAAGTTCATTAACATCAACAGGATTACTTGTATTAGTAAAAAAGAAATTATACGCATTAGAATATTCACCAGGAATATAATACATCCTAGATAAATCTTTAGTTTGTTTATCGCCAATACTATCTAATTTAGTGTTCAGGGCATACCAAAAATGTTTAATTATTGTATGATCAATTTCAGAATCTAATTGAAATACAATTCTGAATTTAGGAAAGTCACGAGTTGAACTTGCTGTGCTGTATACTATATATGTAAAATCACCATAACGTTTATGTAGTTCAGCTTCTAAATCACCTTCAAATTTGTGATCATCAACATCAATAGCAGCCCAGCTTGCCCAAGATAAAACATTTTTATTTGCTCTAGTTGTGCCAACTGTATATACAGCTGGCGAAATAAGTACAGCATCTGTCTTTTTCTCCAAAGGCCTTTGAGATAATTTGCGTAAAAATTTAGTTAAATGTGGCCAGTCTTTAAAATTAAATCGTTTATTAGTTTCATTATCAAATACGCTATTAAATACGGTTAAAGAATACATTATACAAAGAATGCCTCCAAGCTTGCTGTCTCCTCAGGCTTCCAGTCCATAGCGTCTAGAATAGGAGTCAGTGGTTCAATAAATGTCTTCTCAAACATTATACCATAGTCTATATAGCTTTGTAAACCAAATTCTTTAGGTAAAACACCAGGAAATGCAATAACATTTTCAATAATAGGATTATTCTTTTTTAGGTAAACAAACTTGATTTTTTCACCGTTTTTGACTGATTCATATTTTTTGTCAAGGCCAAGTTGTAATAACTTGTGATTATACAGAAGAGAACCACGGACATGAATTGGTGTGCCTTTTCTATATATGTTTTTTCTATCAGAAAACTTCTCTAGGTTTTGCACACCACGTGGAAAGGCCACATCTTCTGCTCTTAATGTGTAGAATAACTTTTTGAACTCAGCAATGTTATCTTGAGTTTCTTGCTCTGTGCCATTAACAATTATTTTGAACAACTCTTTGAACTTATCCCGCACGACCTGAGGAGTTGAAGACTTAATAGCTTCGATACCCATCATTTTGAGTTTTGGCTCTGCGTATTGTACACCTTCAGAGTTGTGTACATTTAATATGTATCTTTTCTTGGCAGTCCATATGCCGCGATCAGCGATAACTTCTCTGGCCATTTCCATACGATTCGTATAACCGTTTGTCATGTGGAAAAACTGATCATACGCTTTAGCTAGTAATGGTTCAAAATGTTCTTTGCAGATCTGATCAAGAAACTTTACAGGATCCTTTGGATTTAGTTTCTTAACTAAAGGGCCCATATTAATATAAACTGAATCTGTATCAATAGCAATTACATAATCTTTTTCTGTTGATAAGATTTTATTCATTTCATTATTCATTGCTTCTTCGGCCCACCGGATTACGGTTTGGCCAGTAAGAGTTACAGATTCTGCAAGAGCAAAGTTAAAATATTTAAACCATTTATTACCTAACGCACCATACAGTGAATTAAGCAGGATCTTAATAGCCATCTGATTATTTTCAAGCTGATTGATTTTAGACTCAAGTGATTTGTCTTTTGTCTTTTCATATTCAGATTGTGATTTCAGCATATCCTTTTTAATGGCAGAGCGTTCAGCATAAAAGTCACTAATGATAGCAGGAATAATACCTTGTTTATCTTTAGCAAATGGAATACCTGAAGCTGTTACCGAATATGTATGACATGCAGGTTCATTGCGATCTTGTTTATACAAATATTGATCAGGGCCCTGAGGATAGCGAATAGTTTGGTCATTCAACAAGCATTCGGGTGAAATATTTGATTGAACAATAATGTTTGGATATAGTGAATTAAGATCGAACGATACCACCCAGTCATGTGATCCAACTTGTGGTGGCTTAACATAACCACCCATAACAGAATCACCTGTTGTGCCATCATCATATTGTCTTTCACCAACCGTACGATACGGAACCTTTTCAATTTGTGCTAAAGGACATACAATATTATTTTGCATCAACCTACGATAAATGATAGATTCCCATATAGCCGTAGTGCCCATAGTATCTTGAACGTTGACACCACCCTTGTACGCCATAGTAAGCGCCAAGTTAATCAATCCCATCTTCTGATCAATTCTATCTACAAGTTGAACATCTTTAATATTATAGTCAATAAATTTCTGATGATCTTCTTTATATAATGTATAAAGATTGCCGTGTTCTTCGTATGATAACTTCTTCTCACCGACTACTACACTGCCGATATGATCAAGCTTGTACGACTCTTGCGGGCCATATGAATAGCCGAACTTCTTAAATAATTCTAAATAGTCTGCTTGTTGAATACCTACAATTTCGTAACATTGCTGTTTACGTGTCATTCGAACAACATGGCGTTCTTCAACAAGATTCCATGGCGATAGTCTACGCATAGCATCTTCGGTGCCAAGTGCAGCAATCCGATTTACTAGATAGGGTATGTCAAAGAAGCGCGTATTCCATCCAGTAATTACGTCAGGATAGTTTTTAGTCCAATACGCCATAAACTTTACTAATAAGTCAGTTTCACTTTCACAATAATGATATTGAATAAAATCACTACCCAGATCAAGCTCACTCTTTTCAGAGTCATATGTGTCTAAGCCCCATACCTGATAAACAGAAGACTTACTTGATTTCAATGCAATAGAAATAATAGGATAAGCAGCTTGCTCAGGTACTGGAAAACCATCATCCGAGGCAACCTCAATATCAAAATTTACGACGTTAACCATGCGTGGGTCAAACGAAATATCATTTGGAAATTTTTCTGTAATGAATTGGTGGAGATAATTTTTTGTACCATATGTACGGGCATTCTCAATGCCAGTGCGCTCTTCTATCTTTTGCCTTGTGGCAGACATGGATGGAAATTTCTTACGTTGTAAGTTTTCACCATAGAAAGATTTGAACACAGTTTTTTCATGAGCCGGGAAATAGAGCGAAGGCTCAAACTTATGTTTTTGTGTTATTTGTGTGCCGTTATCAGTATAACCGCGATATAATATTTGATTTGCGAACCGATTAACCGATGTATAAAATGCCAAATGAAAGTACCTCCGTTTGGTATATTCTAACACAAAAAAGGGGATTTGTACACCCCCCTTTTAAATATTTTTTCCGTCAGGCGTATGAGTGCCTGAATTATGTAATGCCCATACTATACAATTAAAACGATTATATCTAGAATACCACGGTCCAGCATGACGTACGCCCATGACTAAACCTTCTTCTCTCAGCTTTCTATACCATTGTTTAAATCGTTTATATCTTTTA